TGCTCTTTGCACACTCGGCTCGATCAACTGGGGAGCATTCCGTAATCCAGAAGACATGCGCCGTGCTTGCCGTATTTTACAGCGTAGTCTATGCAACATACTTGATTACCAAGATTTCTTATCCATTCAATCTAAGTTAAGCAATGATGAGATACAACCACTAGGCATCGGTGTTACTAATCTAGCCTACTGGCATGCCAAGCGTGGCTTACGCTATGGCGAGAAGGATGCACTTCAAGATGTTAAATCTTGGATGGAGCATCAGGCATTCTACTTAACGGAAGCAACAGTTGAGTTGGCCCGAGAGCGTGGCGCTTGTCAGCATAGCTCACACACACGATACGGTCAGGGTATGTTTCCGTGGGAGCTACGAGCTAAAGGTGCTAACGAACTAGCAGACTTTACCCCGGAACTAGATTGGGAAACACTACGCACTAATATGAAACAGTACGGTGTTCGCAACGCTACACTTATGGCCATTGCTCCAGTAGAAAGTTCAAGTGTTGTTATTAACAGTACTAATGGTATTGAAATGCCTATGAGCCTTATCAGTACTAAGGAATCAAAGGCAGGATCATTTACACAGGTAGTTCCAGAGTATGCAAAACTCAAGAACAAGTATCAAATGATGTGGGATCAAAAAGACTGTGTCGGCTATATTAAAACAGCCGCAGTACTTGCGGCCTACGTTGACCAATCAATTAGTACAAATACATTTTACAATCCTGCGCACTTCCCAGATCGTAAAGTACCAACTACACTGATTGCTAAGAACTTAATGCAGGCTCAGCTATGGGGTTTAAAGACATTCTACTACAGTCTAATCAACAAGGCAGGTAGCAAGCAGGTCGAAGAACAGACTCCGGAACAAACTCAAGTCAATGGGGTACAGATAAATGGATACCATAATGAACTTGAAGATGATTGCGAGGCATGTAAACTATAATGTTAGAAACTATTTGTGATATACTAGTTGATGCGTACAAGCGTAATTGGATTACCAGCCGTGATGGTAATGTAAGTATTCGCCATCACGACCGCAATCACTTTTACATTACCCCAAGTGGTGTGCGTAAACAAACACTACAACCTGATCAGTTTAAAAAGATACAGATTGGCAAATGGATTAATAGTGGAGTCGGTACCGGTGTATTTGGTTACAACTGGCAAGACATGGAATACACTGATATCAGCGCCAATCTAAAGCCCAGTGGAGAGATTCCATTACACTTTGGTCTACAAAAAGAAATGGGACAACACAGTGGTGAGGTTCGTGTAGTTGTACACGTTCATCCTACTTACTGTATTGCGGCCATGCATGCCGGCATTGACCTTAGTACTATTAGTGATCAGTTTCCAGAACTCAATCGCTACACAAAGGTAGCACCTAACGTAGGTGATGTACCTCCTATTAGTCAAGAGCTTGCTGACCAATGCTTTGAAAAACTAAAATTAGACAGCATGGGCAATATTGCCTATGACATCGTAGGCATCAAAGGACACGGAGTAGTTGCTATTGATACAAGCCCGTGGCGTGCCTATGAACACATAGAAAGATTAGAACATATTTGCAAGATAGTACTTGCATCAGGAAAATATTAATGAGCCAAGCACAATATAATTTACACACAAAGACAGACTATCTTAATCGTAAGATGTTTCTAGACCCAGCAGGCCCTGTAACTATACAACGATTTGAAGAAGTAAAGTATAATAAGATTGCTGACTTTGAAAAAACAGCACGTGGTTTCTTTTGGGTACCAGAAGAGATTAGTCTAAGCAAAGACGCTAATGACTTTAAAGATGCTAGCGAGGCAGTTAAACATATCTTTACCAGTAACTTGCTACGTCAAACAGCACTGGACAGTTTGCAAGGCCGCGGCCCTAGTCAAATCTTTACTCCAGTAGTAAGTCTGCCAGAACTAGAAGCCCTAGTCTACAACTGGACATTCTTTGAAACAAATATTCACAGTCGTAGTTACAGTCACATCATCCGTAACATCTACAATGTGCCTAAGGAAGTATTCAACACTATACATGATACTAAAGAGATTGTAGAAATGGCAAGCACCGTTGGCGACTACTACGATGCGTTACACACAATCAACTGTCGCAAAGAAGCAGGCGAGAAAATTAATGAAAAAACACACATCAAAGCTATCTACATGGCTTTACATGCTAGTTACGCCCTCGAAGCCTTTAGATTCATGGTTAGTTTTGCAACATCTCTTGCAATGGTAGAAAATAAGATCTTCATTGGTAACGGCAATATCATTAGCCTAATCCTACAAGACGAACTACTACACAAAGGATGGACGGCTTTTTTAATCAATCAAGTGGTTAAAGAAGATCCTCGATTTGCCGAAGTAAAAGCAGAGTGTGAACAAGAAGTATATAATTTGTATATGGATGTAATTCGTGAAGAAAAAGAATGGGCAGATTATTTGTTCCAAAAGGGACCTGTTATCGGATTGAACGCAAATATTCTACGAGAGTTTGTAGACTATACAGCGTTTGACGCACTCAAGGCCATTGGAATCAAATACAACAATCCTGCGCCAAAGTCAACTCCTATTCCTTGGTTCAACAAGCATAGCGACACAAGCAAGAAGCAAACTGCCCTACAAGAAAGCGAAAGTACAAACTACGTCATTGGTGTTATGAGTGATGCCATTGACTATGATGAATTACCAGCACTATAAGGAAACACATGAAAGCTATTGTATGGAGTAAGAATCAGTGTCCGTTTTGCGACCAAGCCAAAAATCTTCTCAAGATGAAGGGCATTGAATTTGAAGAACGAAATGTAAGCAAAGATTGGACCAAAGAACAACTACTAGAAGCAGTACCAACAGCCAGAACTGTACCTCAAATATTTTTAGACGATAATTACATAGGTGGGTTCACAGAACTCAAGAAATATTTCGAAAAGGTATAATATGTTAATTAATAAAGGTATAACACCTGGCGAAGTTGTAACAATTAAAACAACTGCCGGCGAAGAAATTGTTGCTAAACTAGTAGAAGAAAATCCATTAGGAGTTACTGTTACTAAACCCCTGTGCCTAACCGCAACTAAAGAAGGTGTTGGTCTAGTACCATTCTTGTTTACTACAGATCCGGATGCACAAGTTACTATTAATCGTCACTCGATTATGGTATTGGCTCCTACTATGAAAGATGCCGCTGATACATACATTCAACAAACTACCGGAATTAAGCTGGCTAAATAATAACATATAGGATATTATGCTATGGCTGTTGAACAATACGTACTAGATGCTCCATTAATTGCTGGACAAATATCAGCGTTAGGCACCTCGTTGAACTTAAACAATGCCGCACTAATTGCGGCTATAGTTGCGGCGTTTGGTCCAGGGTATGTTCCCGATACGATTGGAGCTGTTAATTCAGCAGGTGCTAGTAACCTTGGTACATTAAACTCTCTCTTAGTAGATTTGATGGCTAAACTTGATACATTAAATACTACGTTGGCACAATCAACTTTGGCACAATCGCAGGCGATTGGACAGTTAAATGGCACAATGACCAATCAACTGATCACTAGTCAAATAGCCCTAGGTGATCAAATTAAAAATAATCAGTTCCAACAAACTACTACAAATACTTCTCGTCAGGCCGCTGGTTTGACAGCAATCGAAGTTCCAAGCCAAAAACTAACGGACCGAATAACAGAGACATTAAGAGAAACCAGTAGTTTGCAACTGTCTGTAGGTGCCACAGGATTAGTAACAACTGCGGCTACTAATGCTATTAGTAATGGTGTAACCTATGCCAACAACCTGTTGCAATCTAGTGCTGTTGGACCGTATTATACTCCATTTGTCGCATCTATTAAATCAGGCGCTACAGCGATATTCGGGGCTAGCCAGACAGCTAATCAAACATTGGTCACTGCACAACAAACTGCTAACAAGGCTTTGAATCCACGAGATACCAGTGTGCAGGCAACTCCTACAACGGAATAATGGCCGCACTAGGAGCCGCTCGAGTAAATTTAGATGCCGCACACGGGCATCTACTAACATCCGGATCAAAGACGGTGTTTGTCAACAGCCAACCTTTGGGATATGTAACGTCAGCAACTGGACGTGGAGCAGTAGTCACCAGGGGTTCTCTCACAGTAACATCTGAAAACAACAAAGCCGCCCGTGTAACAGATGCACTTTCGGACGGATCTGTAATTAGTTCGGGTAGCCAAGATGTTTTTATTGGCGAAGGTGGAACCTAATCAATAACCATTGACAGCGGCCCCTTAAAATGCTAAATTACAGTAGCACATTTAAAGGAGAATCAAATGGCCACAAATAAATTCGCAGAATTCACAGCAATCATCGAAGCAATGGAAGCAGACTTTGAAAAGTTTTATGACAAAGAAGTTGGTGCCGCAGGAACTCGTGTACGTAAACATTGTCAAGACTTGGCTAAGTTGTGCAAAGAAACACGCAACGATGTTACAGCAGTTAAGAACGCTCGCAAAGAAGCAAAATAAGTCAACTAAATATTAGTCTAAGGCGTTATATAATTACGCCAAGGAGAATAGTATGAAAAGCAAGTTAATTATCAGTTCAGTATTTGCCAGCATTTTGGCAATGAGTGCGTTATTTGCTTATAGCCCAGGTGCTCAAGCACACGAGGGATTCCGTCATTATCGCGGTGGGTGTTGCTACAGTAGTAATTGGGTAGCACCTGCTTTAATTGGCGGGATAGTTGGATACGAACTAAGTCGTCCACGATATTATGAACCAGCTCCAGTTATTGTACAACAGCAACCAGTGTATGTACAACAACCACAGCCCTATGTTCAACAAGCACCATTTGGATACCACTGGCAAGAAATGGTTGATCCGCAAACTGGTGTACGTAAAATTGTAGCAGTACCAAATTGAAATGGCATACTCAGATAAGGTCATTGACCACTACGAAAACCCGAGAAACGTTGGATCTTTTCCAAAAGATGATCCTACTATTGGTACTGGTATGGTTGGTGCTCCTGCTTGCGGCGATGTAATGAAACTACAACTCAAGGTAGAAGATGGTATCATCACAGATGCAAGATTCAAGACATATGGTTGCGGTAGTGCGATT